GCCAGATCATGATTGAGAATTTACTTGTGTTCGCCGTCGTCAAAGCATCGCCTGTGCTTGCGCCGACGCTGAAGCCGGAGAAGGTGATTGCACCAGCAGAGCTGTTGTTGGTGACGAGCAAGACACAGTTACCGTCATTCGCTGGCGCGGTCAGAGTGAACGCCCCGCCGTTGGTGATGTACTGCAACGGCCGCGTGCCGCAATTGACGGTGTAGGAGCCGGTCGAAATCGACTGCGACGTGACGTTTGCACCGCCTGTCACCGTCTGCGATGCGATGTTGAGTGCGGCCAAAGTGGCGTTCGACGATGGCCCCGTCCAAGTCGTGCTGTCGGTGCCAGCAAGAGTAATGCTGTTGTTGAATGTCAGCGTCTTGCTGGCGGAACCTGTCAGCGTGTAGGAACCACTGGTAAAGGTATTGCCGTTGAGGCTTGTTGCAGTTGCAACGCCAAGGGACGGAGTGACAAGAGACGGCGACGTTGCAAAGACAAGAGCACCGGAGCCGGTTTCGTCGGTAATCGCCGCAGCAAGGTTCGCACTCGACGGAGTAGCGAGCCACGTTGCAACGTTCGCGCCGAGGCCGGAAAGGCCGGATAACGGAAGCCCGGTAGCGTTCGCCAGATTAACAGCCGAAGGCGTGCCAAGGTCCGGCGTTGTGAAAGCAGGACTGACTGCACGAACTACGGCCCCGGTGCCGGTGTTGGTAGTGGCGGCGACGCCGTTGATGAGAAAGCTGTTACCTGTGCCAGCGGTGTCAAAGGTCTTGTTCGTGAACGTGGCGGTTGTGCCAGCGCCGATAAGCGTGGTCGATCCCGCTGGAAGCGTCAGGACGGTGGAGCCGAGTGCCCCGGTGGCAGCCTGAAGAATGACACTGCCGGAAGTCGCGTTGAAGAACTCAATCTTGCCGACGACAGAGCCAGCAGCACCAATCCCCATGGTGTCGGTGCCGTTGAATACCCAATTATCGGAGCCAGCAAGGACGCCAGACGAATTGTACTGCACGTTGGTGTTGTTACCACCAGCAGCAGCGGAGCCGCCTGCGTAGCAATTCGCTCCTGCCTGTGCAATCAGCGCGCCGCCAGAAGTAGCACAAATGCTTGACGCAATGGTTCCGGAGCTGGGAATACCGGAAAGCGTGACCGCGCCATTGGCAGCAAGCGTGGTGAATGCGCCGGTAGAGCGGGTGCTCGCGCCGATAGGTGCATTATCAATAGAACCACCAGTGACAGTCGGCCCACTGATTGCCGGATTGGTGCCGAACACCAAAGCGCCAGAACCAGTCTCGTCCGAGACGGCTGCCGCAAGATTGGCGCTGGATGGTGTCGCGAGCCATGTGCCCACACCAGAGCCAAGCCCCGCGATGCCTGAAATCGGCAGACCGCTAGCGTTAGTCAAAGTTCCGGATGATGGGGTGCCGAGAGCACCGTTAAAGAGAATCGGCGCACCCGCGCTGCCAACATTTACACCGAGAGCCGTGGCTACGCCCGTGCCAAAACCAGTAATCCCGGTCAACGGCATGTTGGTGGCGTTGGTCAAGTTGATTGTTGTCGGGGTCCCGAGATTGGGAGTGGTAAGTGTAACGACGTTGCCGTCGGTGGTCGCGCCCGCGATGCCGCCGAAGACTCCAGCGTTGTTGTACTGAAGTTGTGTTGTAGAGCCGCCTGGCGTTCCACCGCTAGTAGGTGTCGCCCATGTCCCGTCACCACGGAGAAACGTGGTGGTATTGTTCGGAGGCGTCGGAACAGCGCCACCCACCGACGAGGTCATCACGGGCAGGTCGGAATTGACTGCTGCGGAGAAGCCGGTGCCGTTTCCTTTAACAACACCATTGACTGAGGTTGAAAGGGTGATCGCGGGGGTGGTTGTGGCGTTGGCAACGGAGCCAGCGAGGCCGTTAGCCGAAACGACTGAAACTGACGTTACCGTGCCGGGAGCACCAGAAGGGGTGTAGATTGGGATGTTCAGGACGCCGCCGGTGAAGGTGGCCGCACCCGAGGTCCCGCTGGTGGTAAGGCTGAAGATGTTGGAAGAACCGGAAGTGTCTCCAGGCTCAAATGCCCACGCAGTGCCGATTGGCAGAATGCCCCAACCGCCGTAGTCGGTGGTGATCTTAAGGGGGCTGCCATTGGTGTATATGCCGCCAATAATATCAGAGCCGTTCGGGACGATGGAGATATTGTTCGTCGAGGCCGCGCCCGAAACATCGATAATCTTCAGATTCAACGTGCCGCGAGCGACAACGGACTGAAGATTGATCGTGGCCGGGCCAGCGACGTTGACGAGGATCGTGGTATCGGTCTGAAGGACGGTGTAGGGGGTGGTGGTGACGAGGGTGGGAGTTGTGGTACCTCCACTCCCACCGGGGCATTCTTCGAACGCCGGGGCGAGGCTCGGGCCTTTGGCCACGAGACAGTACCCAGTCGTTCCGGGGCCGGTGCTCTTGAAGCCTTGCACTCCGGGGCCACGGCCGAGGAGAACGGAGTTGTTTGGATAGGAGCCGGTCTGCGCAAAGGCGGAAGAGACGCCAAGGGCGACGGCGAGGCCGAGAAGGAGTTTCTTAAACATTACCAAACTGTCCATCCACTGAGGTCGGGGTTCGGAATCAGGTACAGCGACGCGCCGTCGGCAGCGATCAAATAGGATGAAAGACCGTCAATGGTCTGCCCTGCGAAGGGGGTGACGGTGATCTCGTAGGTTCCGGCGTTCAGCGCAGCATCCTTCAGAAGAAGGGGGAACCCACCGATTGGAAGCCTCATCCACAAGGCGAGGTCAGGAAGGATCACCGCGAAAGCCGCGGGCACGGTCTTGCGGAATTTGATGTACTGATCGTATGGCTGCACCGTGTAGTCTCCGGCCTCAACAACCTCCCGCTGATTGGTCACGGGCCGGTAGACCTTGCCAAAGGTCGGGCCGTAGTTCACATCACCCCAAATAATCGGGGAGCCGAAGACTGATCCGGTGCCGGGGGTGCTCACTGGCGGTAGCCCCACGAGTTGACAGCAACGCCGGTGGCCGTGCCGTTGGCTGTGGTGGTGATGGTGATGGCGGTGTTCGCGGCCGAGGCCGGAATGCAGGGGCTGAACGGCACGTTCATCGTGGTGCCGGAGGCACTCGAGGAAAGGTAATAGACCTGCGAAGAACCAACGAGCCCCGCCACCGTAATCGGGCCCACGGCTGCGGTGCCGCCAGTGGCGCTGACGCTGAAACCACAGATGTACGTCGTTTTCGATGCTGCCCCGGCGAGGGTGCCAACAACGGCGCCAGTGGTTCCGGTGGCATTGCCGCTGATCGGCGTTGCGGCGGCAGGGAAAGCCCCGCCAGAAGTCGCGCCGGTCACTTTGATCGCGCCGGTGCTATCACATTGGACCCAACCGGCCTGAGCGTCGGTCAGGGTCGGCGGGGTCGTGTTGTAGGCGCACCCGATCGGGTCAGCGATGTTCGGATTCGTGATAACCTGAGCGCCCGCACTCGCGCCAAGCGCGAAGAGAGCGACGAGGGCAAGTGCAAGGCGGTTCATCTTCGGTCCTCAGAGTTTCTTCATATCAGGGGTCTTGGCGGTCTCGGTGTCTTTCGAGTCGCCGGGGTTCTTCGCGCTGTCATGGGCCTTCGACTCGGCACCGAGGCCGGTCTTGGGAACCACGTCATGGTCCACATTGCCCGGAACATGCGGAGCAGCTTTGGCCTGGGAGGTTGGGGCAGCCGGCGCCGGTGAAGGCTTCACGAGCGTCTTGTCTCCGGTCCCCTGAAGCGGGATCGAGGCCGTCGGATCACGAGGCGGCGGGGCCTCATTGTTGAAGTGCTTCTGGAAGAGGCGCTTTGCCTCGTCGTCGAGCGGAGTCATCGCCCGCGACGGTGGCATTGGGTCTCCGGCTTTGGCCGCTCCTTTCCCCTCGAAGTTGGCGCGGACGTTCGTCTCGTAGCGCCACGGAAAGGGAGTTTCATCCCCGACGATCGTGCCGGCGGGGAGGACCTGTTCGTAAGCCTGGTGTTCTTCTTCGAGTCGATACTGCATCTTACTCCTCCGTCCACTGAATCGTGACGCCGAGAACACCGGAGGAGATCGAAGCCCCGCCAAGGTTTACGCACGCCTGCTCAGCTGCACCGCGGAGAACCAAGGGCTGCGCCTGCGCTCCGTAGTTGCCGAAGGCAAAGGTATACCCCGGCGCCGACGTTGCCGCTGACGTGACGGGGAAGGTGATCGCTGAGGTCGCCAAGTAAGTCGGCGACGAGTCGTTGACGGTCGGGTTGGCAGTGTAAGCGATGAGGGTCGCCGTCGCCGCTGCGATGGACGAATCCATCTTCCCGATCGTGTTCGCTGGGTTGGCGGTCGTACCCGCAGCGGTACCGCCAGTATCGACAGAGGCCCGACGAAGAACCGTCACAGGCGTCGTGATGAGGGTGCCGGCGGAGCCCCCGACGCGGAGTTCCTGCACCTTCACGGTCTTGGTCGCGGACCCTGCGATGCAGAAGATGTCGGTGGCCGAGGCGGCCGGGACAAGACCGATACTGACGGCACGATAGGTGGCCTTCGACACGTAGCCTTGGTACACGCCAACCTGCGGCACCGTGTTGACCTGCGCGGAGGCGGGAGTGAAGGCAGCCGCAATGGCTGCCCCCACGGTCAGGACGGAGAGAAGTTTTTTCATGCTTGCGCTCCTTAGTTCTGCACGGTCTGGCCGGCGGGGTACTGCGCCGAGTCCTGACGGTCGAGGACGAGCTTCGCATTGACCGAGCCGGAGGTGAAGGGGCCGGCGCCGACAACGTAGTTCAGGCGGTAGAACCGCGGGAACGACGCAAGCTGCGAAGGATCGCGGTGCGGGAGGTCGATCGGGAAGAGCTTCGCTCCCTGAGTCAGGTCCGCGATGGCGTAGGCGCGGCTCTCGGCGAGGGTCACGTAAGAGCCGGGCGAGCCGTTGTTGTCCGGCGCTGCCTGCACCTGAATCTGCAGGGTGCCGGCGTTGCCGAGGAGGGATTCGGTGACGTAGATGGCCAGCTTCAAAGCCGGATTGTCGCCGATGCCCATGTCGCGCCCGTTCTTCATGTCGAGCACGTTGTCGGACGGCGCAGTCACGGTAATGGCCTGCGGCGTGCCGACGGCGTTGAAGGAGAGGAGTCCGTCGAGAATCATTTCAGTTGCTCCTTAGACCACACGGGTCTCGTTGTTGAGGATCGCATCCACAGTACGGACCGGGATGCCGCGGAACTTGGTCACGGCCATACCGTTGTACTGCTCCAGCTGAAGCAAGACGTTGGTCTTGTTCATGGCCTGGAGTTCGAGGTAGGTCTTGACCGTTCGGTTGCAGTAGATGACCGTCCGACCCATCGAGCCCTGAATCGTCGAGGCATCGGAGGTCTGGGTCGAGGTCACGCCGGCGGCGGTGGTCGGAAGGCGGTTGAGGCCGCGAACCAGACCATTGATGATGTTGGCGGCGTTAACGGTCTGGAGGTCCGAAACGTCGATGTTGCACAGACGGACGTTGTAGCGCCAGTCCTTGACCTGAAGGCCGAGCTGCCACTTGTAGTGGTCGATGAAGCCCCAGTAGTAGGCGCCGGTGGCGAAGGTCTGCGCAGTGTCCTGAATGCGCTGCAGACCCATGTCCTGATGGTTCAGGCCGGTAGGCTGCCCCTTCGGGGTGATGCCACAGGTGGTCTGATCGCCCCACGTCACGATCCAGATGGAAGTGTTGTCGGAGCCAACGCCGCCCATATCGATCACGTTCGCGGCGGAAAGTGCGTTCGCCGTGTTGGTGGTGTTGTAGCGGGGGGTCAAGCCGGTAAAACGCTCCGGATTGACCGCGGTGTTGCCGTAGATCAGGGTCGAGGCCATGGTCTGCGACATCGCTTCGAGGAACGCGCGGCTTTCGCTCAGACGGAACATCGTCTTGTCGTTGGCCAGCGCCAGCACGTCCTGGTCCACCTGGCTCTCGGCCTCGAGGTTGCCGCAGGTGTCGATGATCGGGGCGGTCGTGGACTTGGTCGGCTGAATGCCGGTGTTCAACAGACGCCACGTCGCGGACGGGAGGCCGGTCCGGACCACGGTCTTATTGCCGGTGGGAAGGTTGCCCTCCATCACGAGCATGTCGATCAGGATTTCGTTGCAGAGCGAGAGCATCTCGATGATGACCCCGATCTTGTAGCCTGTCTCGGTGCGCTTCCCCCAATCGGCGTAGGTGAGCGCATTGGAACCAATGATTGCCATTTCAGAGTGCCTTCATTTTGTCAGCGGAGTTCGGGAAGAACTCTTTCGCTAGGTCAGGGGTTGCTGCAGGCGGATTGCCGGTCACGTGCGAGCCCTCAGAGGGGATTTTCGCGGCCAGTTTGGCAAATGCCGCCCATACAGCGGGGTGGTTTCCAGCTCCAGTAACGTTGAGCGCCTCACGAAGACTGGTAGCGGCTTCACCGCCCAGGCTGTCGATCATGCGTGCGATGCTGAGCTTGGTAGCATCGAATTTCGCGCCGCCGAACTCGGGGTGGGCCTTGACGGCCTTCTGCCATTCAGCGTTGGTGTCGTTCCACGCTTTCGCAGCCAGGCCATCGGCCTCCTTCACAGCGGAGGTGTAGAGGTCGAAGAGCTTCTGTCCGCGCTCCTGCGGGGTCAGCTTGTCGTCGGCGAGCAGGGCTCCGAGCTCCGCAACCTTCGCGTCGTCGGCTTTGAAGCCCTCGGGGAGCTGAAGCTTCGACGGGTCGAACGCGGCAGGGGCGTCGGGCTTGGGCTCCGGGGCAGCAGGCGCCGCGGGGGCTGCGGGTTCAGTGGACGGGGCCGTCGCCGGTTCCGCCATCAACGTGGGAGTATCCGTCGCCTCCGGCGTCGTCGGTGCTGCCGGATCGGTCGTTGCTGCTGCTTCGGTTGCCATCGGAGTTTTCCTTCATCATAATGAGGTAAAGATCGGTGGAGACTTCATGAAGCTCCGCGATGAGTTGAAGGCCAATGTTCTTCTCCCCGCAGGAGAAGGCCATCAAGCCGGGGTCGGTGGAGAAAGGGTTGTCGAACACACGCGAGCGCTCGAGGAGGGAGTGAATCCACCTGCGCCCGTGCTCGGTTTGCATGATGGAGCGAAGGTCGAGACGGAGCTGAGCCTCATCGCGTTTCGCGGCCTTGACCGCACGGCGGACAGATGACTTGTCGGAAGAATCGAAGAAATCGGCTTGCGACATCAAAGACCTCCCATCATCATTTCGAGGGCATTCTGCCCGCCGCCGACATTCGTCTCGGACATCACCTTTGCCCCCTGCACAGCAGCGGTACCGGTCTCGATGGCCTCGGCACGGGCCTGCTGCTCCGCACGCTGCTTCCGGACCACAGCGAGTTCTTCCGGCGTCTTGAGGTCTGAAGGATCGTTCCCGAGGACAAGTGCGTAGCGGGTCATAAAGCGATCCCAGTTCGGAAGATCGAAAAGGGTCGGATCGATCGCGCCGGCGTTCGCGAGAGTGGCCATGAACCGTTCCATGCCAACGGTCTGCGCGGCGCGTTGTGCTTCCGCGAGCATGGAGACGTAGTCGATCTCGATGTTGACGGAGGAAAGCTCGGCGGGGGGCTCGCCAAGGAGGCCGCCACGGAACATGATTCCGAAGACTCGGTCGATGATTGGATCGAGGGCTTCGGTCTGCAAGCGCTCGAGGACCGGCCCGAGAAGCACGAGTTTCTCTTCCCGCCGTGCGTCGATCTCGGTCGCGGTACGCACGGTCTGGAGTTGGGAGATCATCAGGAAGAGGTCGTTGAAGAAGACGTTCTTGATCCGCTCCTGCACGGCCTGAATGTCGAGCATGATCTCTTGGATCGGGGGCCGGAAGTTCTGGTAGGCCGGGCTGAAACCGACGCCGTCTTTCTTCGTCACGTAGGTAACGCCACCGGGAAGGGTAGAGGCGGGTTTGTTCTTCAACTCCACATCCGCGACCATTGGCGGATTCGACAGCTTGTCGATGGCCTGCGCTTTGCGCTTGGTCTCTTGCTGGAGCTGCTTGATGTCGCCGAGGGCGTCCATACCGGGGCCGCGGCCGTAGGCGTCGTTGCCGGAGGTCTCCCATCGGGGGCCGATGAAGGGCTGCTCTTGGTAGTATTTCTCGCGGAGGAACTTCCGCGGTGCCGGCGCGCCATACTCCCAAAAGTACTCGACCCACTTGAACTCGGAGCCGGGCTTCTTATAGGGCTGAATGGAATGGAGGACTTTGATCTCCTTCCGAAGCTCCCCGCCACCGCGCGCATACGCGTCCTGCACGGCCTGCGAGCAGTTCTCTTTCCCGAACTCATCCACGACCTGCGCGACGGTGTTGGTGAACTCACGAAACATGCCGCCGGGGGCGCCCTTGTAGTCGTTGAAGAGGTAGAACTCGCCAAGGCAGGGGTTGTGGCAGCAGATGACGTTCTCGTAGTCCTCGTAGATGAGCATGTTCGCGGTGTTGAAAACGACGAGGTCGAAATACATCACGGCGATGGAGTTGTAGAAGTTGGACTCCTGAAACACCCGCATCATCCGTTTCTCGACCTCGGCGAGCCAGATGTTGACCGGGTTGACCTCGTCGGCCTCGGAGCCCGGCAAGCGGAGCTTGAACCAGCGGCGGGTGGGGGAAGTTATCCCGGCCATCATCCCGGTGGCGCAGACGCGGGCGGCGATGGTGCCGGTGGAGTCGATGATGTATTGGTTGAGCTGCGCGCCACGCTGGGCCTGGTTCGGGGTTACGAGCCAACGATAGCGACGGGGGAGGATGTACTCGGCAAGCGAGCACCACGAAACCCACCACGAGTAACGATCGGTCCGCAGCTGAGTGAGCTGAGACTCGAGTTCGTCTTGCTTGGTGGGGTAGGCACTCATCCGAGGAGGCTCTGTTGGCTGACACGCGGGGAGGCAGTCCCGGTGGGCGAGGTCATGATGGTGGAGGAGAAGCCGCCGGTTAGGGGGCGGACTCGGCCGGAGCCGGAAGCGTAGGACGGAGCCGGAGGCGGTGCGTCGGGCACCGGCGGGGCAGTGGCCTCGATGGTTGGGCGCTGCATCATCACGCGGCCTCGGTCATGTTGAAAGGATCGTACTCGGATTGAATGCCGGGCTCCGGGTCGTCGCGATAGCGGCGCGGGAGGACGGGGTAGGCGAAGGTGAGGCAGAAGGCGTCCGCGAGGTCGGGGCTCTCGAGCCCCCGCTTCTTCATATCCGGCTTGCCCTCGAGCTGGATTTGGTTGTTCTTGTTGTAGTCGTACTGCGGACCGGTCAGCTGCGCGTGCATCTCGGGGAGGTCGATGATGGCGCCGGTCTTCAGCCACTCTTTGGCGGAGCCCCAGATTTCGGCGCGCTTGTTGGCGTAGAGGATACCGCTCTCGCTCGCGCCGATGTTATTGTCTGACTTACCACCGAACTGAACTTCGATGACAGGTACGTTAAGCTGACGGAGACGATCAACAACGCCACCACCGACGCCGCCACCGTCAACAAACACTGCATCGGCGCGCTCCTGGTGGAAGACCTCGGCCACAAGACCGGCGAGGGTCATGGTGTCAACTTGGCGGCGACGGATCGGGGGCATGGAACGGGCGTCGCGGCCACGACGGAAGAAGATGACTGACTCGTCGTCGCCAAAGCGGGCTACGTCAACACCGATGACGAGGGCGTCGAAAGTGTAGGATTCAACCTCGCGGAGGGAGGCGGCACGAACGAGTTCTGGCCCCATGAACTGCTGGCTACCCGTGCGAGGGAACTGCCCTTTGACGCGGACCCGGACGAAGTCGGAATCGTCGCCGTAGTCCTCAATCCACTGCTGCGCCTGTTTCTTGTCGGTGAAGGACACGGTGCGGGAATCCACCGTGCGCGACTTCCATCGAGATGCGAAGCGGCCACCGGGGCAGGCCTCGCGGAATCGGCCGGTCGGCAGGTTCGGGTTGCCACACATTAGCCACACACGCTGGGTATTGGCGTCCGTCATGCAGCCCTCGACAGCTTCGTGGATGCCGTCGGGGATGGCGGAGGCCTCGTCCATGACGACGATGACGCGCTTGCCCTCGTTGTGGAGGCCCTGGAAGGCCACGATGTTGTTCTCGCTCCACGGGACCATGTCGATGCGCCAGGTACGCTCGCGCTCGGGGTCACGGGAGAAGAGGGACGTGGCGGTCAGGCGGAACAGGTCGCGGGCGATGAAGAGGTTGAACCACTTGCCGAGCTCGGCCCAGGTCTTGGTCTTGAGCTGGTTCTCGGTGTTGGCGGTGACGACGCCGCGAGTGTCGTCGAGGGTGGTCATGGCCCAGAGGATGATGATGGAGACGATGCAGGACTTGCCCACGCCGTTGCCGGAAACGACGGCCTCGCGAATGGCCTCGTCGGGGGTGAGAAGGCCGGAGCCGAGGCTCGTCAGAAGCTCGGTCTGCCACGCTTCTAGCGTGCGGTTCGCCAAGGGCGTGTTGGGCTCGCCCCACGGGAAGCCCCACAGAGCGAAACCGAGCGGGTCAAGCTCGTAAGAGGCGAGGTCCTCGATGAGCTGGTCGTACTCGGTCATTCGGCCCCCGAAATCGGTGATCGAGGGGGAGAGTGGACAACGGCCCCCTCGATCGTAGGTGCATCGTAGCGAGGAGTCTGCGCTGCACCCTCTCGCCGGCGCCGTGCATCCGCGAGGCGGCCAGCCAGGTTCACGTTAACATTGACGTTCGTGTTGCGGGACTGTGGGCCGTGGCCGATCCTGTCCGCGCCGAACTTCGCGATGTCGAGAAGGGCCTCCGGCTCGAGCTTCCCTTCCTCGACCTTCTCGTGGAGCTGATCGACCGCGTCGATGGTGAGGGCGGTCATTCGGGTCTGGAGATCGACGACGAGCGCAGCCTTGTCGGTGCGATAGAAGGCGACGAGTTCCTGGAAGGCCGGGTCGTCCTTGAGGATGGAGATACGGGACTGGGTGTAGCCGGTGATCGCGGAGCATTCCGCGCCGGTCATGCCGGAGGCAACGCAACGGGCAAGCGCGTGATGGCGCTCGCTGATGCGGGTGAGGGATAGGGGCTGGATGCCGCGCTCGACGCTCAGGAGCGCGAGGTCGGATTCCGTCAACTCGCGAGTGATTTCGACTCCGAGGCTCTTCGGCTTCCGTCCGATCAGACTCACATCGAGATTAAGGTCCACCAGTGAATCACCTTGGTCTGCGGCCCCGGCGCGGGCCAGCGTTCGACCATGACCATACCACGGCCACCGCCCGAGCGCAAGGGCACCAGCCTTGGTGTCAAGCCGGTTGTGTTCACAATCGCGTGATCGAGGACATGGTCTAAGCCTCGGCCGAGATTGGGGCCCCTGCGGGCCGAAGGCCTGAGTGAAAGACCATGGTGATCACGGATGGCCTGCAAATTTGCGAAGGGGTGCTGCATTAAGACGGGCCACCCGGTTCGGCGGGCCACCCCTGGGGTGGGGTGGGGTCGGCAGATTTTTCACGCATGGCTGGGTTGCGATGCGAGTGTGGCACGGCGTGCTGTCGATGCAATGCAGGCATGTGGTGCGGTTGGCACGGGACTTGCACTCGCGCGTGCGTGCGCGTTGGATAATGTGTGCGGGTGAATGACCATGGTGTGGACATCATGTCCATGGCGGGGTGAAAGACTGCGATCACGTTTTTGTGATCGGGAGTCGGTTGACAAACGCAGGCCGAAGGCGCATTGTCATGGTGTCAACACGGAGTCGGACAAATGACGATTGGAACGGTAGTGGAAATGAACGGGCGTCTCGGCCGGGTGTTCGATGTGAACACGGATATGGCTTTCGTTGAATGGTTTGACGAGGCCGGCGCGACGGTGCGGTGGTCGTGGGAACGGGTCGCGGATTTGTGGGAAGACTAGACCGAAACCGGGCGTCGCCCGGTCGCGACGTGATGCGTCGCCTGATGATGGTCAAAAACAGAAGGAGTTGGAAAGATGGACGTTAAGATTGGGAAAGGCCTGGAAATCACGGTCGATGTGGACGCATTGCCCGAGGCCGCGCGCAACCATGTGATTTACATGGGGTTAAGGAATATCCTCATGGACTCGCACGCAAGCGTGACCAAGGACACGAACCCAACGGATTACGCCGAGGTGGCGTTGGCGATGGCGGAAAAGAAGCTGGCAAGCCTGATGGCCGGGGAAGTGCGGACGGTCACGTCAAGAGAGGGTGATCCGGTGAAGGCCGAGGCCCTTCGCATCGCAGACCGAATGGTGGCGGCGACGTGGGTGGCCAGCGGCCGAAAGCTGAAGGACTTGGACAAGACAAAACGGCGTGATGCGGCGGCGAAACTCGCCGAACGCGAGGACGTGATCGAGTCGGCGCAAAAGGCCGTCGCGGCGCGTGCGACCGTCGCGGTGGACTTGGGCGATTTGGACCTCTGACGGCCCGACGGACCGGGGTTGTGGTGGATGACCATGGCCCCGGTCCGTCGCCTGATGAACCCTGCCGAACCCCGGTAAATCCTATTAGACCTGGTTTTTTCAGACCCACCCTTAGCAGGTGGATTTTCAACCGAGCAACATTCTTTCGTTTGAGGGTTTGTTTTTGATACTTTCTTTCATTTTTTTTTTTTTAGAACACCCCCTTTCAGCAACAATATTGCTCACGGGAACCGAGGTTTCACCTGCTAAGGGTGGGTCGTGGATTTGTAGGTCCACCGGGATTTACCGGGGTTTTTGAGGATTTACCAGGCGCCCGCCCCGGACGTGGTCGTCATGGTGAAAGACTGAAGAAAGTCGGGCAGTCGGATGGGAAAGGGGTTGACAAACGTGAACGGGCATGGTCGAATGGGGTTATCGCCGGTGGTCGGCGCACGGGAATGGAAGGAGTCACGATATGAACAGAGCCACAATTGAAGCTGCTCTTGATGCGGGCCGTTTGCGGTGCAGGATGTATAACGGAAATTTGTGGCAATGCCGCCGTAACGGGCGCACGCAAACTTGGAAAACTCGACCGAACGATTTTCGCATCCCGATTAAAATTGGGTATAAGACTTATGGAGCAATCACGCCGGAGAATCTTGATTCTGACGAGCTTGTGATTGTCGATTAGGCCGAAACCGGGCATCGTCCCGGTCCGTGCGTCACGCGCACGCTGATGAGGCCCCGGCATCCCGCCGGTCCCACAGTCCACAACACGGAGTCAAATCGACATGGCATGGATTAGAACTTGTCAAGAATGTGGGTACAAGGCGGAATATCGGTCGCCGAAAGAGTTTAAGTCGGATGCATGGCGCGACATCAAATGCCGTAAATGTAAATCGCCCGCTCTTGACTATGGGAAAAACAAAACAGAGCCGGAAATGGATTTCGATTAAGGTCGAAACGGGCACCGCGCCCGTCATGGCGTCACGCGCCATCTGACGAGACCGTCAGCCACCGGGGCAAGGCCCCACAATACGGAGTCAAATCAATGCGTTCTTTCACCATCGCCCTCGCGGTCGCCACCCTCGCCAACGTCGCGGCCATCGCCGCCCCCGCCATCACCGCCGACGCGGTCACGGCCTGCGAGGCCAAATGGCGCGCGGACCAGAAAGCCGCGAAGGCCGCTGCACCCGAGGGCTTCCGTCCCATCGTCGCCAAGGGCGCTCGGCAGACGGCAATGGCCGAGTGCCTGTCCGCCGTGACCGTCGCCGGGAAGTAGGCTGTCGCCCGCGCCTGCTGCGATGTGGGCGCGGGCGTTCCTTTTGTAACCCTAAAAATGGAGCCTGAAATGTATTTCAAAGGTGATGTGAACTATCTAACGGCAGAACAGGCGAAGGATCAATATCCTGCCAACGAAACAACTCGACACATTGATTGTAGGGATGGCACGGTTCGCGTTGTTTTCCTGTCAGAAAAACCGATGTACCCGGGACAGTCTAAGTTTGAATGAAGGCCGAAACCGCCGCAAGGCGGTCGTGCAGGGTTAGTCGCCTGCGCCTGATGATGGCAGACTTGGAGTCGTAAGATGCCCCGTCGTGTTTACAACACCCCGCAAATCCGGATGATGGTTTTCGACGAGCTTCCGCCGGTCTTACGGCAGGCCCTTGCCTCGGCGAATTATTTATGGGATGCTGGGCAGATTCTCGCAGGCCTCCGGAAAGGTTTTACTGCCCCCATGCTTCTGGATGTGATCAAAAACTCTGATGCAAAGAAAACGAACGAGGCTTATGCAAAACGCGATGCGGAAAGCCTCCTGAAGGAGCTTGGCCTATGACAAAGAAAGACTTCATCGCATTGGCAGATAGCCTTCGGCTCTTGAAAGCCGACCTCGCGAAAGCATCAGCGGATGGTTGTGATAACGCAATCGACCTCGCTTTCGACGCGCACATGGTCCGGGTGATGAACCACTGTGCGAAAAGGAATGAGAACACATTTTCTTATCCTCGTTTTGAGGCGGCGGTCAATGGGACAGCATAACGTGATGAACACACATGACCGCGACGGGTTCCCGACCGAATACGGTTTCGCCTGCGGCTTCGTGGCGCGTTATGCGCCCGGCCCCGCCGATCGCGTTGTCATGGAACGGGGCGGCGGCGTTTACCACGTCAAGGGCTTCCTTCGCGGTGCGAAGTTCTGGCATTCCTTCTCGCGTCTAAAGGACGCGAAGCGAAAGTATCTTTCCTTAACAGCAGCAATGATGGTGCGAGCATGACCGACCGCCTGATCGACCTCCTCGCGAGCCTTGTCCTCGCTTTCATCCTTCCCATCATCATCATCGCGCTGGTGTCACCATGATTGATATTATCAAAAATACAATGGACGAAAAAACTAGCCCTGAGACTAGATTGAAAGCAATAAAATTATATTGTGAGGGTGTGCGTATAGATTTTCCACATACTGAGGTGTGGATGCATAACATTTTAATCCTTGCGGGATTTGAAAAAAGGGATGTTAAATGAGCGAGCCCTACCCCCTCCCCGGCTTCGCCGCCACCATCTGGTGGAACGGCTCCGGCCTTTCCCTCAGCTTCCCTCCCGCCGACGGCGAGGCCCGTGGCTCCACCATCGTCATCCCGGCGTCCCGGCTCGCCATCGACCCGGCCGACGCCTCTGCCCGTGGCTGGCACGCAATCCTTTCCGTCCTCCAAGACCGCGCCCATGCCGGGGCGAAGCCCATTGGCCACCGCGGAACCCCTTCGCAGTACGAAGTCGAGCGCGCCCTCGCGCATGACGAGAAATACAAAGGATTGCTCGCCGCCATGTCGGCGGAAGCAGAAGCGAAAGCCCAGGCCCGCGCCGATGCCGAGGCTCTTCTGAAAGAAATCGGCCTCTAACCACAGAACGGAGTCAAAGACATGAAACTTCCACCGGAACTGCAGTCCATCATCGACAAGGCGGAGGCCTCTGACGATGGAGCTGTTTTCAAGAGGGCCGAGAAAGACGGGAAAAAAGACCGCGCCGCGATCGTGAGCTTCATCCTTCACCTCGCCCGATCCGGCCATATCTCCAGCGAAAACCGGGCCGAATGGACTCTTGCCGCGCTCGAATACCTTTCCGCTTGCATCCAGCGTGATATGCTTTTGAACATCACTCGGTGTAAGAACGGGGATCATGCGTTACTTTCAGTAGTCGAGGCCGGGATTCAAGCCACTCACGAAGCAGCCAAGTTTAAGGCCGAAATCCGCGACATCATCCTCTCCCACCCGGAGCTTAAGGGATGACCAAACAACTCCCCGAGCCTTTCACCGGCGAGCGCGTCCGTGCCCTGATCCTTCAGTACTTCCCCGACCATGCGGCGCGCATCCTTTATCTTAACTCCACCCGCGACCCAGGATGGTGGCACAGCCTCGGCCGAATCGAGGCCGCCATATGGGCACTCGAGGACAGCGGCGATCTTGCCGCTTACGCCCTCGCCCATGCGTTCTCCTGGCAGTCCTCGGAAGAGGGGTTTGAGTACTGGGACGCCCTTGCGGTCGGCGCGATGAAGGAGCGGTCGCTCGCGAATCAAATTCTTATCAGAATGTAAGGAGCGCAAACCATGAACGCAGAAACCCTATCCGAAGGCGTCTCGGCCCTCGTCGAACGCGCCCGCGATCTTCAGTCCCGTCTTGACCACGCCCTTGCGGAGCAGGCGCGGCTGAAGGCCGAGTACGACAACCTGCTCGCGGTTGCGGCAGAAGAGCGCGAAGCGCATCGTGCGCGGGTGGTCGAACTGACAGCAGAACGCGACTTCGCCATTCGCCGGGACCGATGGTCTTTCGATCTTCTCCAGTCCGTGGCGCATAAGATCGTGGAAGAGGTCCGCGCCTTCCAGGGCGACGCGGTCCCGAAGGAACTACCGGAACGGGTGCCGGGGGCGCTGGACCCCAAGATCGAGCGGCTCCTGCCGGAGGTCGAGCTTGCCCTCGGCGAAACGGAGCCGTTTCCGGAAAGCCTGACAAGACACTTTGAAAAGGAGGCGCAGGCATGACCGACCATAACGACACAGGCGCGACGGCGAGGCCGTGGCGAGAGGCGTTGCGGCGTGAGCCCGAACGCTA